ACCCGCCGACAAAAGCTTCTATCGCTCGCGCCGGATCGTCCTCAAATAGCGTGGCGAATTGCTCAGACGTCACCCCGGCTACCTCGGCGAAATTCTGCAGCTCTTCCCCGCCATCAGCGACGGCGTTTTGCATATCGACCATCACCCGGCTAATGGCTGTGCCGCCCGCCTGGGCCTGGATACCGACGCTTGATAGCGCTGCCGCGAAGCCCATTATGTCGGCTTCGGTCATACCTATCGTTTCACCAGCACCAGCAATCCGCAGCGCCATATCGACGATCTCGGATTCGGTGGTCGCCATATTGTTGCCCAGATCGACAATAGACGATCCTAACCGGTCAAAATCCGTCTGCGCCATATTGGTGATGTTAGCAAAGCGGGCCAATCCCATAGCCGCTTGCTGAGCAGCCAGATTGGTGGTCACGCCCATATGGCCCATCACTTCGGTAAAGCCCAAAATGTTCTCGGTGCGGATGCCCAGCTGGCCCGCAGCCTCGCCAATGTTTAGCAGCTCCTGATGGGCCACGGGGATCTCCCGCGCCAGCCCCCGGAAGCCCTCTTGCAGCTCTGCACCTATCGCGGTCAGCTCGCCGGTGGAGGTCCGTAGTCCGTCGACGGTCTTTTCAACGCCAGCGAAGCCGCTCTCAAAGTCAACGGCTACCTTCGTCGCCGCCGCCCCCAGCCCGATGAGGGGCAGCGTGACAGCCTTCGTCAGCGTGCCGCCGACAGACTTCATTGTCTGCGCAGCGCCCTGCAGCTTCTGCAAATCGCCCGAGACGCTCTTGATCGCCGAGCGGGCGCTGCTGGCGTTACCTACTAGCCTCAATAATACGGTTACGGTGTCTGCCATCGTGTATCTCCAACGCAAAAGCCGAGCATCGCAACCGCGAAGGGGCAGCCTGTGGGCTGCGCCTTAGCGTGCAACGCCCGGCTTATTGTTCGACCCCTTCGGCGTTGTTTCAACCCGTTGGGCGTCAGCCTAAGCCGACGTGCTCAAATTGTCACTTTGATTATCGTAGTAGTGAGTTAGCTCGCAGGTAGTCAAACCACCAACCGGGCATATCGCCCACGTCCATACCCTGGTCTAGCTGCTGGATGCGGGTTATATGGCCGTTGTGCGTTGTGATCAGCCACTGTGTATTGCTTCTAAGCAGCATCCCTAACAACAGCCTGTCGCGTTCTGTCAGTGGCGAACTTTGTCTGGGTTTGCTTGTCTGAAAGTTTCCCACCAGGCTGGCTCCTCGTAGGTGTCTGGTTCTGCCTTGACTTCGGTATGCTCGTCCCAGGTCGGCAAGGGCGGTGGCCTCTCTCCGAAAGCAGCTGCCAGCGCCCGCGTTACGCCGTGTTCGACGGCGCTCAACTGACCCAGGAACTCGTGATAAGCGTATCGCTCGATGCGGATATACTCATAAACCAGCCACGGTAGCGGCTCCCTGGCTATCACCCGTGGCGGTTGGCTGTACGTATGCCCTATCACCAGCAGGAACTCGCGGATCAGGTTGTCCAGCTCGTCAACCAGCGCTAGCGGATCGTTGGGCTTCTGCTCCTGTTCCTGTGCTGGTGCTCTGGAGGGCCGCGGTAACGCGGCGAAAGCTCTTCACGATCTCCGACCAGCCTGCTTGCTCGACGTTGATGGCGAAAGCCTCAAGCAACCAGTCCAGCTCGGCCCCGCCGCTCTCGGCCACGAAAGCCGCGCCCTCGTCCAGGTCGTCAAACTGGAGCAGCAAGGCTCCCAGCATATTGAGGTCGTTCACCTTAAGCGGCTCGATCACCGTGAAAAGGATCAGGATTTCTTGTCCCTTCTCCATCCCGGCAATCCTGTTCAGTGCGTCACCGTAGCCGTTTTCGATTAGATATTTGGCAAACCGCAGCACATTAAGCCAGTGCTGGGTCGTCGGTTTGCCAAGCTTGAACTCCCGTTCTCCTAACGTTATAACGTTACTTGCCATCAGTGTCCCCTTTCCCTTGACTAGACGGCTAGTTGGTCGTTTCCTCGAACACCACGCCAAACGGGTCCTCGTCGCTGTCGATGGTGGTGTCAGCGTCCAGGTTGAACGTCACCGGCACGGTTGAACCGTCTCCGGAGCTTATGACCGTATCCATAGATTCGGGCGCGATCTTCGCCTTGCGGAACACCAGCACCCGCAGGTTGTTGGTGGTCGGGTGCTGCTGGATCACGGCCAGCAGCCGCTCGGTCAGGCTGGTGGGTGCACTCAGGTCCTGCTTGACCTGGGCCACCGAGTAGTCCGGGCCGGTGGTGTCCGCGCCGATGCTGGCCGATGCGGGCAGCTCCCAGGCGACTGCCAGGGTCGCAGTGTCCGTATGCACCAGCTCGGTCTTGACTTCCATATCCCACTTTTCGGGATCACCCTCAAAGAGGTCGTAGGTCAGCTGGTCAACTTCCACCCCCGCCTTGCCCTCGAAAGAACGGGTAACGGTTACGCCTGATTTGTTCGTGCCGCCCAGGTCACTCCAGGCCGCCGCCAGCGCGTAAGCCGTGGCGTCGGGATCGGCTGGCACGGCGGGCTGGATGACTGATTCCAGCTTGCCCGGAAACGACGTGCCAGAAGGCGCGTACACGATCCGGGCCGCACCGCGCCAAACCTTCGTGCGGTCAACTACGTTATCGAAAAGGCTTGCCATTGTATCCTCTCCTTGTTACAGCGTTACAGCCCTTTGACTGTAAACTCGTACTGCGGTCTGCTCACGATCAGGTCAGCCTCGCCGCGCTCCATTCGCACCGGCACGCCCTTGAGCAGCGTCCGCCGCTTGACGATCAGCCGGTCAACGTTCTCATAGCCGGGCATGCCCAGGAACGTCACTTCGACCCATACCTGGGGTTCGTCCTCTGGCTCCTCTGTGACGACTGGTTGAAAAGCGTCGTGTCTCTTTGTCACCATCGCCGGATCGTCGTAGTCCGACGCGGCCTCTACCGCCTGCGGGGCCAGATCGCCCGCCTGGGCCTTGAAGTCTGCAATCCTCTCAGGCGTCAATCCCTCAATCGCCGCCAGCGTTGCGTCATCGGCGGCTGCCAGACTGGCGACGTCGGTGATACCCGCGTTGTGTAGGGCGTCCGCCGTGGTGCGTCCAATGCCTTTGATGCTAGTCAAGTCCATCTAACACGCTCCTAGCCGGTAAGTGCGTCTGCTATCTGTTGACCAAATCCGCGCCAGCGTTGGGCCACCTGCCCCGCCGCGTTGCGCCAGCCGCGCTCGTGAAACGGATTAGGCTCCACTGGCCCGGCGTACATTGCGAACACGTCCTCGCCGCTGCACGTTTTCCAATGCAGCACCTTGGCCCTCACAGGCCGCACGGGGCCGCGCCCGTGGATTACCCAGCGGGTGTAGTAAGCCTCGCTGGTCGCTTCGATGCTGACAGTATCACCATAGCGACTTGTCACTCGCGCCCGAATGCCCGCTTTGAGATTGCCTGTACAGCCTCTCGGGGCCTCGGCCCGGATAGAATCCTCTACGATCCGCGCAACGGGGCGGCCAACGTAGAACTTGCTCATAAACATCCCGCCTGCCCGCATTGCTCCCACCTGGAAGCGGTCCTGAACTTCCTCCAGATTGGTTTCCAGGCTATAAAGGTTGTAGCCTTGTGGCATTTTTATTCCCCGTATCGCACTCGCACGGGCCAAACTTTTGCGCCCATCTGCGTATAGAATACGTCACTGCCCAGATCGGGCAGCTCGCGGGCCAATGTCGATAGCTCAGTCTGCGGAACGTACTGGATTAGCTCCATATTCGTCCCCAAAGCTCGGTGGTCGCGCATCACGGCGTCTATCGCTTCTCCCCACCGCTTGCACACCTTGTTACACGCGTCCTCGGTGTCGGCGTACACGAACCAGTTGACGATCAGCTCGATGTCGGCCTCGCCGTAGCCCCACTGGTCGGACTGTTCTGCAAACGTCGTACCCGCCCGGCTGAACTCCCCGGCTGGGCGCTCTTTGAGGCATATCACCGCTACCATCGGGAAGGCCGACTGCTCGGCTTCTACGATGGTCGGGTGGTGGCCCTGATACCACGTCTGCACCGTGCCCAGGTCGATGGTGCTGCCCCGGGCGGTCCAGTAAGCTTCGATGACGCCCAGCTGGGTTGCCAGGTCGGCTTGTAAATGCGCCAGTGCAGCAGCTTCCACCTGCTCCAGCACCGCTACTTTGCTTTCCTGGCCCACGGCGACGGTGTGAGCATGTGCGTGTGGGCCGTGCGGGTTGTATGGAGCGTCGAAACGTCAATGGTCGTGTCTTTGATGGCCGACGTGTCGATCAGGTCCAGAACGGTAGCAGCGTTAAGCGTAAGCTCCTGCCGGTAGCGCTGGCGCTTCTTCTCCAGGGTTTCCACGCGGTTGTAGTAGTGGATGGTCGCCTGTTGCTTCGTATCGGCCAGCCGGGTTTCGTGGGTGTAGTAGTCGATTGCCAGCTCGATCAGCGGCAAGCACGCCATTAGCGCCAGATGATTTTTGATACGCCCATCCCCGATGTCGCTCTCGCCTATCTCGTAGCCGTACAGCTCCAGCTTTGCCAGCGCGATAGCGCGGCTTTTGGCCCCGCTCCAGTCGATGGACGTTTGGGCGCTCAGGTCAGTCTCGGTCTGGCCCAGCTTGTCGGTGATTAACCCGCTGATGGTAAGCGCGGTCACGCTGCCCCCTACTTGTTATTCAGACTACGCAGCACTTCGGTCATCTCGCCCATCCGACAAGCTACATCTTGAAGCGTTGCGTTGAGCATCAGTTTGTCGGCCCGTTCTTCTTCCAGTCTCTGCTTTGTTTCCTCTAGCCGGTGCTCGTAGCTCACTTTGAGCATCCATAGGCTCACCACGGCCAGGGCCGCCAGGGCCGAGTTTTCAACCAGCCCCGTTAGAATCGTCGTGAAGTCCATCCTATCTCTCCCCTTATCCCTGGCGTGTTATTCCTTTGATTTAGCCCGGTCCCAGCCGACCGGGCCGGAAAGGGGCACGCCGGGCTGGCGGCTTCAAGGCCTCGTCAGGCCCCTAGCCCCTCGGCCCGCTCTAGGCGTCGTACAGCTTGCACCACACGAAAGCCTCGCGGCGAATCCACGGGATGCGGGCGGTGCTCAAGCGGATGTACTGCGTCTTGCTCTTCGGATCGGCGAAGATCTCCACCTGCATCCCCGAGTTGTTCGCCACCCGCAGGTTGCCCGCGCCGTCGGCCAGCACCACCGGGCCGTCGTAGACCTGCGCGATGGGCGCATCGTCCACCACGTAGTCCGAGGTCAGCAGTGCGTAGCCGTCCGGGATATAGCGGTTGATCGAACCGTCGATATCTTCCCAGTAGCCGTTCTCGATCACGATCCCGCCCTCCAGGTTCATCACCTTCGCCATCATCTCGGCGGTGGGGATCGCCAGCGGCCCGTAGTGGTCGAGCATGTAGTTCTGCCACAGGTCGATCTTCTGCATCTTGCGGAAGGTCTTCTTGTTGACGTGGAACCATTTGCCGTCCACGGAGAGGTCGGCGGCGATCAGGTCGACCCAGGTCTCCATATCGGTGATCGGGTCGGCGCTGGCCTCGCTGTCCCAAGCCGTGCTGGCCGTGACGATGTGGCTGGCCGACATGCTGCCGTCGCTGTTGTCCAGGTCGTAATCCACGTCGACCGCCGTGCCGTCGTTGAAGGTGATGGTCAGCGCGTCTTGGAAGGCGCTCCAGCGCATCCAGCGCGTCAGGTTGCGGTTGCGCATCCCCAGCTCTTTGCCGATTTGGGCGATGTCACGGGCCGCAGCTGCTGACACACGGTCGTCCGGGCTGTTCAGCCGGATCAGGTCGTCGGCGTCCAGCGGCTCCATCTCCTCCAGGTCGACCAGCTGGGTCAGGGTCTCGGTCAGCGTCCCGGTGCCGCGCCGGATAGGCGTGTTGGCGTTACGGGCTTTGAACTGGCCCTTGCCTGCCGGCGTGAAGTCGCGCACCGCGATCTTGACGCGGCGCGAGACCACCGACTTGAGCGGCGCAATCTTCGCGCCGAGCGAGCTGTCCTCGTGCATCTGCTTGAGGATCAAGGTCGTCAGGATGTGGTTATCCCGTATGTCTCTAGGTGTTAGCACAACTGCCATTGTCGTTGTCCTCCGTTGTCTCTTTGCCTTAGCGCCTAATCATCAAAGATGCAGGTTGGGAACGCATCTTCCAGATCGTCGGTGCTAATGCCGCTGGCTTCGCTGGCGTCCTCGATCACGGACAGGTCGAAGTAGCAGTTATGCACGTAACCCGCCATCACGTCGTCGCCCAGCGTGACGTTCTTGTACTCACCGGCCACCACGGTCTGCACCGTGCCCCCGCTGGGAGCGCTGACGGTCTGCCGTCCGTCGCTGGCGGTGGGATCGTAGGGCCCCCACTTGTCGCTGGCGGTGATGCGGCACAACAGCTCACCGTCGTCGATGACCCGCTGGCTGTTCGAGTTGGTCGAAACGGTCGAGTAGTCGACCACGCAATCCATACGGATCTCGCTGCCGGTCTCGTACTTGAGCGGCCCGTTTCCCAGGAGCGATCTGCTTTCTCGGTGTACGAATGTCATTGGTTTATTCCTCCCTTATCCCTCGCCCTAGGTGAGCTCTAGCCCGATCTCCCCAGCCAGCGCTTCAACGTCCTCGTCGCTGGCTTGGTCGGGCGTCTCCTCGGTGTGAGGGTCGTTGTTCGGCTGGGGCACGCTGGGTTGCTCCAGCTGCACCCGCCCTTCGGCGGGGATCGCGTTGGCGATGCCCAGGATCAGCCCTTGCAGGTCGATGGTCTCTTCCACCTGCTGGCCGTCGCGGCTCAGCTGGATAGAAACGGTCGGCTCCACGGGCAGCTGCGAAAGCGCGGCCCCAACTGCCTTGACGACGGCGGGATAGTGTCGCCGGCCCTCAAGCTGGGTCACGCCTTCCATCTGGTGCTTCCCCTCCAGGGCCAGCACCAGCGTCTTGATCTCAGCAGCGCGCTTCTCTCGCGCCAGCTGCGCTTGCTGGACCTGCAAGTCCTGCTGTAAGCTCAGCACCTGGGCGCGTTCCTGGCGCATCGCCTCGATTTCCTCAACAGTCAGTCCGGCCTCTACCAGCCGGGCAAGTTGGGCTTTCAGCTTCTCGTCCATATCAGTGTCTCCTACCTTTTCGGTTGTCTCTGCGGCTTGTTGCCGGTGTTGTCTCAGGTCGCGGCTGGCTTCCACAAACCCCGGCAGGCTCTCGATCCAGGGGTAGTTAGTCAGCGCGACGTGCTTGATTGCCAGCGGGAAGCGACGACTATCAGAAGGCCGCACCACGTCTGGCACCAGGAGCACCGAGCAATTCCAGATCGACCCCAGGCGCACCTTCTCCTCGATCTCTGGATCGGTGAACTTGATCCAGGCGTCCAGGCTGTACTCGCCGTCGTCGCGGGGGCTGATCTCCAGGGCCATCACGTAGCCCTTGTTATGCTCAGTTACGTAGTCCATATCGTCTATGCCAGGGCCGTGGCCCAGAGGCACGCAGACGCGCTCGAAAGCCCCCTCGTCAAAGGCGGCCTTGATCAGCTCCAGGTGGGCCAGCGTGACCTTGAGAGGTTCGTCGCCCCCCGGTGGCACTTCGGGCCAGTCGCCGGTGCGGAAGATGGGCTTTCTAATCCAGCCCCTATCGTTGACCACCACGCCCTCTTTGACGGCTGGCTGTTGGAGGCCGAAGGCGGCCTGTTCGGTGAGCAGCGATAGGGCGGCCTGCGTCACGTCCTCGCCCTTGCCCCGCTGGAGGCCTAGCGCGGCCAGACTATCGGCAATCCAGCCAACCATACCCCGCAGGTCGTTAAGGATGGAGTGCATTTCTTCACGTTCCCTGGTTGATTGAATATTGTCGGCTACCCAGGTTTCGGCGTTCCCTTGCGTCCAGCGCTCGCCCTCAAAGAGGTAGCTGATCACTTCCTGGCACGCTACGCAGAAGTCGGCTTTGATACCTTCCCCGCCTTCGACGTTGATGCGGGTCGTCCGATGACCGTAGTGCCCGTCAGATACCTTGATCTCAATGTAGTCCATAGGCTCCCCTTTGCTCAAAACAAAAAAGGGCACTGAGCAACAGTGAACGTTTTATCGTTCACCGTAACCCAGTGCCCTTTGAGTCCCAACGATGGGATCGCGTGCGACTTGGCTATCGTAAACTTTTCACCCGGTGCAACGCAAGTCCGTCGGGATTGTGTGCGACCAGATGAAAATTAAATTTTTGGCCCCCTACTCTGCGCCAGGGGCTGGGCGCTACGGGCCATACCCTTTATCTCGTGGTGTTCTGAAGTCCCGTGTTCTAGTGTTGACGCAGTATAGCACAAATGTTCTATAATGTCAAGATCTGTTTGCCCCTTTAGCACCTCGCTCCCAGTGCTCTTTGGCAATTCTTATTAGTCAAGTCACTAAAATAAACAATCGTCAGGGAAGCGCATAGCGTTCTAACGATTCTCCTCTCATAGTTAGAGAAGTGTTCCGTAAAACATATAGCACTTGCGTTAACTGAAAACTCAATCTATACTAGAGATGTCACGGAGGCGGATGTCCTGGGCATACCTCTTAGTAGTTAGCCCACTTCACCGTCAGTAACAACTCAAGCAATCTCATCCGCCATCCCATTAGTCTGCTCCAATACTGGTCAGCGAATAGTAGAATACTAAACGACTGAATTGCTAGAAGGAGGTGTAAGATGGGTAGGAAGGGCCCACCAGGTGGACGAGATGCATGGGGTGACGGCGTCGGCTATGAGTCAGATCCCCGCGATGGAGGTACACATCACACGGTCTATGATCCAGATACGAATATGAGAGTAAGTTGGAATACCGACAGAGATGGAAACTACAGATCTGGATCAGGCCACGCGGTTGACCAGACTAATAACAGCAAGACTCAGTTGGATCGCTGATCTAACTTCTGGATTGCTGATCTAACTTCTTGGAAGGCGGGCTAAGTCACGGTGGGCGGATCGGATTATCCGATTCGCCCACTTTACTGAGGCGTGTCCTCAAGGGTTTCCCTATGCGTGATTCTATTGAGCATTGTGATCTAGTGAAAGATCGAAGCATGCCTACCCTTTAAGTATCTACTTGGAGTGAGCTTGACGTTTATTTTGTCTGGCAAGAGTATTCGTCATGAAAAACATACGTACGACCATTTCATTCTATTGTAAGAAACTTAGAGATCTTTTTGAACGGTTTCTAAATAAGTTGGCAGTAGGTATTGTGTTTGGGTTCGTGCTTGGAATTGTGCTTTTCTTAATTATCCAGAAGAATGTCTCGAGTGCAGTAATCTTCATATCTGCGGCTTTCGCGGGTGTATTTGCTGAGATATTTGTGAGGTTAGTGGAAAGTGCGATTAATCTAAAGCGTCAACTGACACCACTCAAGCGAACCCTGGGATCAATTGCTACCGACGACACTTGGATATACATTTCTGCTTGGCGCAGAGATCTTGATGATTTAGACCATACAATACTTTATCGCAACGATCCTGACCAACAAGCACAGCCGATGATTGTTGGTTCCGAATATGTATATGGAAAGGGGGATGCTATAGCTCTCTCCTATATCTATGAAACTATAGAGAAAGCAACACGTGGAGAAACCCAAGTTTATGTAGAGGATAGTGAACGGGCACATGACAAGTGGAATAGAAGTGCCGTTTGTATTGGTGCCCACAACTCAAAAACACGAGAGATATTGGACAAATTTGACAATACATATTATAGGTTCTATGAGGATTACTCGTTGATTATCGAGTCAGATGCGAAGATATCCAATAATGGAAGTAGTATTCCAATCATAGATGCCATAAAACAATTAAGGGCACAAGATAGTTCAGACATTGATTTTGGTGTTGTCCTAAAGCTAAAAGATAAGTATTATCCAGACAAGGATATTTTAGTAGTAGCAGGGCTTGGAGATGATGGAACGGCGGGTGCGGCTTACTATCTTCTCAATCATTTTGAAGATCTGCCTTATGAGGATGAAACTTTCGGAGTCATAATCAAAGTTCCTAGTGGGCCCCAATCTGCTCAAAAAGTCGAGTTTGGCGATGTGGCTAGATCAACAGTTGTAGGTGTTTCAAGGAAAAATGCAAATGAATGATCGAACAAAGCATTCAGAGCCTCTTTCATGTCCATTGTGCGACACCCCTATGGTTCGATACAAGGATTTTGATCGCCCACTTCCGTCTGGCTCTCCTGGAACACCTAATACGGTGCAAGCCAATGGTTTCGACACTCCACAAGATCGGTGGTATGTGTATACGTGTCCATCTTGCGGTAAAGAGGTTGATAGTTCTATTATACATGATGAATAAGGCGTAGGGATAAGTCAAAACCGTCGCGTGTGTAGGATTGACTATTGTGTAGATAAGCTTATGAAACTTGACCTGTCAGATCTTGATAGAAGAAAATCTAGAGAGTTTCTCGAATACTTCAACTACTCGCTTAGAGCAAAGAGGGAGATGCCCACACCGTCTTCAGGCTCTAGTGGTTTTACAGAGGCAGGTTGGTTAGCTAGAATTGATGATTGGATAAGTACATCTGATAATGACTTAATACCAATCACGTGGGAGGTATTACAAACTTCAGAAGGCCAGCTAATATCTATTGAAGTAGTAGCAGGAATCGATAGTCCCCCAGAAGAACTATATAGAATTGCATCAAATTTCATTAACAATATTCTTATCGCAGTTCTTTCAAGTAAAAAAGGGAAATTCTATAAGCGCAAATACTTCTCTGCAATATCTGGATCAAATCTACCAGGGGAATACTGGCTACAAGGATATAGATTTGCCCCACAATTTCCTGATGATGAATCCAAGTTGATCAACTCAGAAAGATATCTAGTAATTGATCAAGAAGTTGAAGCAGTTGACGCCTGGCATGCAAACGCAATAGCTGATGAACGCGCATCCTTAGCATCTGCACATTT